TGGAGGCAAATAATGAAACTAAAAAGTTTTAGTAATAAAGACCGTTATGGTAATATGTTCTCCATTGAGTTCTTCGAGCCAGATACAACCATCCCAATGATGATGATGATTCCTGATATGCCTGATGGCTATAACGGAGCAGACACTAGCAGTCATCCTGGTGGACCTAAAGGAACTGATACAGTCCCTGCATGGTTAACTCCTGGAGAGAACGTTGTTAATGCTGAGGCATCTCGTCTTCCTGGTAATCAAGAAAAGATTGATGAAATGAATGAGCAAGGCCGTACTATTCAACAGGCACAAGGTGGACCTATTCCTACTTATGAGGCAGACGGTGGCACAGTATATGCTGCTGATGGCGCTCAGGTTTACACTAAGCGTATGCCTAATGGTAGGATGGGTGTATGGAAAGGCAATACCTTCCTTAACTATGTTCAAGAAGAAAATGACGGTATGTTAAAAAGTCTTCGTGATAAAATTGGGTGGGGCAAGGATAGCAGTTGGAGCTTGTTTAACTCTGATGGTGGTCAAGTACCAGCAGTGTATGCTGCAGATGGTTCTTGGATTACTGAAGATGTTATTAAAAGGCTTATTCAGACTGAATCATCTGGACGTCCTACTGTAGTTAATCCAAAGTCAGGTGCTACCGGTGCTGCACAGATTATGGAAAAAACTGCGATTGATCCGGGGTACGGAGTTACACCTATTCTTCCTGATGAAAGAAATGATCCGGTTAAATCAGCAACTTTTGCTAGGCAGTATCTTGAAGGTATTCAGCGTGAACACCCTGAATGGACTCCCGAAGAAGTTCTTCAGGCTTATAATGCAGGTCCTACTCGTCTTGCTGAGTACAAAGCGGCTAGCCCTGAAGATCGAGTACCTTTAAAGCCAGAAACAATTGAGTATCCAGGAAAAATATTAAGTGCGCCTAAACAAGAAATGTCTTTTTGGGATCGCATTAATCCTATTTCGTCTGCGCAAGCAGCAACAGGAGTCCCTGATACAACGCCTCCCGTACCACGTGAAGAAAATATTGGGTTTTGGGATTTTGTAACTACACCTACTGGGGAGCTTAAAGAAAAGACAGGTAGAACACTTTGGGAAACTTTAACTACCCCGACTGATGAACTTAAATATAAAGGAGATCCTTCAAAAGTTGATACTTCTGAGGACAGCAAGTTGTTTGACCTCGATCAAATTCAAAGGGCGGCACAGTATCCTTTAGAAATGTTTGGAGTTCCAGTAGAACCAGACGCTCCTGGTGTTCCTGTTCCTAATATTTTTACAGAAGGTAAAGATGCTTACTTTAAGTTCAATGACGAGCTTTATGTCAAAGATATGAAGAAAAACGAAGAAGAACTTCGTAATACTATTAATGAGAGAAAAGCTAATAAGCAACCAATTTCTCCTGAGTTAGTTGAAGCACATAAAAAAGCTGTAGCAAATGTAGCTAAAGCAGAAAAGCAACAGGCTGATCGTATTTCAGATAAGAAAAAAGTAACTGAAAGTGAAGAAAAAGCTGTTGTTGAAGCACAAAGTTATGTACCCGAAGAAGGTAAAGCACCGCCAAAACCAGCTGATTCAAAGGCTACAACGTTAAACACTCTTGCTGATGATTTACTTAAAAATATTCCTGATAATAAAAAAGTCCCTAGTGACCAAGGAGACAATATTAATGCGGCAGGTAAAAAGAAGCTAGCTGAAGATCCTACGTTTACAGAGTCTATTGTAACTGGATTTAAAGAGTTATTCGGTGAGATGTTTACCCCTAAAGAAATTGCACGCATGGTTGTAACCTATGCAGGATCGCGAGCATTAGGGTACGATCACGATGCATCACTAGGTTATTCAGCAAAACAGTTAGTAACTCGTTATGACAGTGCTATTACGCAGCGTCAAAAAGATGTTCGTGATAAAGACTTTATGGAGCTGTATACTAAAGAATCACTTGATAAGTATCTTGAAACTGGTAATCGTGATGATCTTATTGAAAAGAAAACAGGAACAACGGTTCAAGGCTTTGGTGATTTAATCGAGCATGATACACTTGGTACTCTCCAAACAGTTAAAGTAGGAAAAGATAAGTATGCCATTGAATACAATGGTCAGTATTATCCTTTCGATTCTCCTTTAATGAAAGGTCAAATTCAAAAGCATAATCCTAAGTATGATAATGCTCAAGAAGTTGAAGACTACTTTGCTAAGCGAGCTAAAGATAAAATTAGCAATATTAACGCTACTGTAAAACAAGATGGTACACGAATTGATACTGAAGGTGCAACCCAAGCTACTGAGCTATCTAATCGTTATCTAAGCGATGTAAAAACATTCGCTAAGGGTAGACCAGAGGCTAAAGCAAAACTTCGTGCAGAAGCACTTCGTGCGCAAGATGATTACTGGAATGCAGTTAAAAAAGCAAATGCAACTGGCGGTAAACAACCAAATAGTGTTCTTTCTTTTTATAATAAGAGAGCAATGGTTGTTAATACTGAAGGTGCCGTTAGTGCTAATGATCTTAAGGGTGCAGACATTGCGAAAGTGCTAGAGTTGAATGATCAAGTATTAAATTTTGCTGGTAATAGAACTAAAAATCCTGATGATGCAGCAAAGGTCTATAAAGGCTTTTGGAAAAGAGCATCTAAACAGTGGGATGCCCACAGTAAAGGAACTAAGTTTATTGGCATGAAACCTTCTGATGATTCAGAACATAATGACTACACTTATTGGGTATCCCAGTTACTCAATACTGAGGGAGAGCATCATGCGGAGGCAATGGCCATTCTTAACAAAAAATAAAGGAGCTAATAATGGCAGATAATTCTTTTATTGACAGCGATGGTAACTCTAAACTGTTAATTGATCCGGATACCCTTACCGATCGGTCAGGAAAACGGTACAGGTATTCAGGCTTTGATGGTCGGGAAACCGAAAAAGTTGTTGAAGAAGATGGTAAATTTGTCTATAAGCCTGGCGAGAAGGGTGGTAACAAACAAAAAGAAGCAATTGCTACTGTAATTAATGAAGGTAATTTTACTAACATTGATTACAGTGGTAATTACGATACTAGTGAAGGCGAAAGAGAACTTATTACAAGTACAAATCCAGAAGGTCAAGACCTCATGGAGACGCTTTACGCCGCTGGTATTGCAGAAATAAATGAGTTTACCCCTGAACGTGGCATTATCGCTAAACAAGAAGCTGATTTAATTGCAGCAATATACGGTGATGATAAAATCCCATTTAGAGAAATTGGAAATGAATATAACGATTATGTAGATCGGCTTGGTAAAGAGTTTAAAACACTTGCCTTGAATGAAAGGTATTATGATCCTGATCTGCATACAGGAGTACAATTCCGTAATCCAGATAGAACAATTGATAACAAAGCAATTGGTTTTTTAGGCTCTACAGGAGTAAGCTTTGATCAGGGTATCGAAGGGCTTAAAGAAGGGTTATTTGGTTATGCAGATGCAGTCGGTGAAACCTTTGGTATTGAATCACTAGAACGCTTTGGTGAGGCAGGGGTTTCACGTGCTAAACAACGGATGATGGATGCGCCTGAAGTTGTATTAGACTATAAAGATATTGACAGTGTATCTACTGGATTCCAGTATGTGCTTAATAACACAGCAATGATGGTTCCCCAGGTCATGTTAGCCTTTGGGTCAATGGCAGTTGCCGCTCCTTTTGCACCCGTTATTGGTGCGGGAGGTGCATTAGCTGCATCTACAGCACCGTTAGCTATGACTATGGCTGGGCAAACTTGGAATGAGATGGAAGGTGATAAGGGTGTTACACAGTTTATAGCTGCTTCAATGGCAGGTGTAGGTATGTCAGCACTCGAACGCTTTGGTTTGGAACGACTAGTAAAGCCAGGACAAGTCCTCAGTAAACAAGGCTTTGAAAAAGTAGCTCGTAATATCTCTCAGAAACAAGGCATTGGAATTGAAGAAGCTAGAAATAAACTACTTAATGTAACCCGTCAAGAGGTTGGTAAGTATACTAAAGAACTTGCTCTTCGATTAGACCCTAAAGATATTGCTAAGTTTAGTGTAGGTGAAATTGGGCGGCGTGGCCTAACAGGAATGGGTACTGAAGCAGGTACCGAAGTAGTACAAGATCTTATTCAAACAGGTGTTGCTGCTGGTGTTTCTGAAACTACTTATACCCAAGAAGAAATCTTAGATCGAGCAATCAACGCAGCATTAGCAGGGGGATCTGTTGGTGGTGCGTTGTCAATGGCAAACAATATCCATCAACAAGGTAAAAATAAACTTATGGCGTTAGATCGTGGGCTTTATAGTGCCGATCGAAATAATGTTATTGAAAATAAAAGAATTGAAGATGCAAATAACGGAGTTATAATTCCTGATATTGAAAATATTATTGAAGAAGCAGAAGGCTTAAGAGATAACGGTACCGAAGCTCGTCGCGAAGCACATGATTCTTATGTTGTAGATCAGCAAGGGTTAATGAATACTCTTCGGAATATTAAAGACCCTAAGGATTTTGTAGATGCGGCTATACAGGGTGCAGCTAAACTAGTTTTAGCCTCTGAAAAAGCAGCTATTAATATGGATAAGCTTGTGCTTAGCCCAATGGCTATGAAGATCTTTGCTTTAATTGGTGCAGATACTACGGGTAGATACCATTCGGGTGCAAACTTTAAAGAAGCGCATGACCTAGCAATGGGAGATATGACGGCGTTAGTTGATGAGCCTGGGATTGGTAAACTATTAGGGTTCGGTAAGCTTAAAACTAAAAATGCAGAAGCCATTAGCCGTAAGCTAAGAGAGTTTGGTAGATCTGGACAATTTGATTTGTATGAAGCATATACGTTAAGCCGCTTAGGTGCTTACCCGCTTGTTAATATTTATTATGATGTTCGCTCTACGCCACAACAACGTGCCGCTGCAAAACAAGCGTTGGCAGGATTAGGTTTAACTGAGCCTGCTCAAATCAAACGTTATAGAGATATTGCAAAAGCAAATATTAATAGCGGAGGATTAATCGAGCTTAACTTAACTGTTGATCAAGAAGTTGAAATGAAAAAGCTTTATATTGCAGCTAAACAAGTTAAAAACTCTTACGATAAAGCACATGAAAAAATTAGTGGATCTTATACAAGAGAGACTGGTAATACGATAGGTTATAATCCTGATTATTGGTGGCAACATCAAGGTTTTGATTGGAAAAAAGTTAAAGCAAATAAAGAAGGCTTTATGAAATGGCTTAAGACTAACCTTGGTTCTCAATTAACTGAAGACGATAGACAAGATCTATACGAAAGTATTGTTCGTCAGGGGCAAGGTACAGTTAATACTAACGCATCACTAATTAATGGTGTTACTTACTTACCTAACTCAGTGAAACGTGCCTTCTTTAAGATAACTGAAAAACCAGATTTTAGTGACTGGTCTAGCGATAATATGTTTGAAACATTACATCGTAACAGAATGGATGCTGCTAAGTATTCTTCAGTAACAGACTACTTTGGTCATGGCGGTCGCAAGTTAAATAAGATGTTTCAGCAATTAGTAGAAGAACAATCATTACAAGGTTCTGATTTAAGTAAAGCAGAGATAGACAAGTTTGCTTACTACATGACTTCAATCATTGATAGTACTCATGGTAACTTTAATCGTATTGAAAGCAAAAGAGCAGCCGCAATTAACTCTTTCTTAACAAGCTGGTCATTGCTTGCTGGTCTTCCACTAGCAGCGTTATCTTCTATACCAGAAACCGCATTGTTATTCTTTAACTTAAAGACTGATGCTGAGTTTAAAGCTGCAACTAAACAACTAACTAATCAAGTAATGCAAGCGTTCGATAAGGCATTAGCTGCTGAAGTTGCTAAAACCGAAAAGCTTCTCAAGGAAGTAGGCCAGAGCGCCGACACCAGCTCAGTAGTAGATCGTTTAGCAACAGGTGAGCGTGATGTTGCATTCATGCGATTGCATGAGTCATTCTTTAAAGGTATTGGTCTTACAAAAGTAACTCAAATACAACGAAGAATGGCAGCAGGGTTAGCAGTTGATTTTGTTAAGTCTGGATTTGATATTCTAGACTTAGCTCCACGGAAGAAAATAAGAGTACCAATTACTATTGCTGGTAAAGCAGCTGGCTTTCGTATTGAAACAGGTGGATTAGACTTTGATAAAATGTCAGAGATTGAAATAAGAACTTATAATCAACTTCTTGACTTAGGAATTAATCCAGATGAAATGATGGAGTTGTTATCTGATTTAGATCAAGTCTACCGTGATGAAGTCTTTAATGTTTTAGATAAGACAGACTCATCAGTAGATAAAACAGATGCATTGTATATTAAATCGCCTAGCAAAAGAGTTAAGGCTTTAAGAAAAGCTATCCGTAATATGCAAGCAAATAATGCAGCGCCGCGTGACGCAGGTGTTGTTGAAACTGCAGCTAAATTAGAAGACAAGTTAAATGATATTATGGATCTGGCAGTATACCGTTTTGTTAAAGAACGGGTTCAATTACCAGGTGCTGCTAACCGGCCTCTGTTTTTTCAGGATCCACACTATCAACTCTTTACTCAATTTAACGGCTTTATTAGTACTTTTACTGCAAACATTGTTCCTAAACTTTGGAATAAACAACTAAGAAAGGGTACGCCTCAAGTAAAGTACGATACCTTTGCAATGATTGTTACAATGATAGCGCTAGGCGCAGCTTCCCAACATTTAAAAGATATTATTAAGTTTGGACAAGCTAGCCCTTATCTAGATGAAATGGGTTATGCTCAGAGAGCATTGTATTCTTCAGGTGTACTAGGCCAATACGAAAAAGTATTGGATGCAGCTAAACCTCTGTATCCTACTCGTGGTGATAATAGCTTTAGTATATTGTTCGGTGAAAGTGGTCCTTCTGCTAGAAATATTCAAAGAGTATTTGAAGCAACAGGCGATTTGCTTAGTGGTAAAGGTGAAGGTGGAGTGGCTAAGCTAGCTGGCGCTGCACCTTATATTGCACCATTCACAGGTCTAAGACATTCAATTGGTAAAGGTGCAACAGGGCAAAACCCATTCCCTGATATCGAGATACCAACGGCTAACGAAGTAAGAGATATCCTTTTAAAATAACCCTACGGGCGGTACTCCAAAGGTACCGTCCATACTAGGAGATTAGTATGAAACTAACATTTAAGAAAACTCCTGCTGAGATTGCAAGAGAAAAACAAGAAGATGAACTTAGAAAAATAGTGCAAGACGAACAGGCATTAGATTTAGTCTCAAAGAAAGATCAAGCAGCCCGTCCAGATTATATTGCTCAACCCTTAGGCGAAGAGCCACGTATTCAAGCGTTACCTCCTGGCAGTACCGAGACTTCTGAAACAGCAGAAGCAAAGGTAAGAGCAGAAGAGTCGTTTGATCCGTTAACACAATCATTAATTGAAGCGGGCGCATTTGATCCGAGTATTGTTGCTACTACTGCAGATACACTAGATGAAACCCCAGGGGAAGAAGCGCCAGAAGGCTTTGATCTTCAACCAATGTCGACTACTCCTTTCTCAAACGATCCTGCTTTCATTAATAAACAGATGGAATCAGAAATAAAAAGTCAAACCGAAAGGGCAACCCGTGCTACAACCGAAACATATGCTGCACAGAGTGCAGATGAAATGCGTTCAACAATACCTCAAGCACAACAAGGTCGCGATGTTTACGGAAATGTAATTGCTAGAGGCTCGTTTATTAATGATACTTTAAGTAAACGAATTGAACCAATGCTTACAGCAGACGATCCCGTGTCTCGCAAGGTTCAAGGATTTTTAGCTTCAACACAATTATTCGATCAAACTTCTGGTCGTATGACTGACCGTGTAGGCAATGCGTTAGCAATTACTTTTTTAGAAACCGCAGCAGACGTATTTAATAAGACCGATGAGTCACTAGATGTTTCTTCTATGAGAGATGAGCAGGCTGCAGGCGATGGTATTTTCGATCCTGAACTTATTCGCGAACGGATGGCTTCTTCTTTAGCAGATAAGCTTCTTCCAAACCCAAATGAAATGGGTGATCCAAACATTAGAATGGGTTACGGCGGCGCTGGTGCAGCATTAGATCCAGATGTTAAGGCAGCACTAGATGTCTTAATCTATGATATGTTTACAACACCAGAACAAAATCTATTTCAAGCAATTGATTTGAATGCTAATGATCCTAATACAGATTTAAAAGATGAACGATTGGTTCTAACTGAAGAAGGTGAAGCTTTCTTTAGATCAAATAGAGGCATATTAGAAGATATCCAGCCAGACCGTCGTGTTAACGTTGCTTACTTGCCACCCGCAGTAAATCAATTTCCAGGGCGTGAACGCGAACTAGGCGAAAAAGCTAAACCTATTTCTAAGCGAAACAAGACATCTAAAAATACTGCCTTTGAAGACGCAGTAAAGCTAAAACTTTCTACTATACCTATGCGGGTTGATGATGATCGTTTTGCTTATGCTAAGATGATTGTTGCTTCGGTAATTCAATTAGAACCGACTGGACCAGGGCAAGCAGATAGTATTACACTAGTAAATGCGGCTCCGGGAGGTCTCTTTTTTAGCAATAACAAGTGGGCAAAGACATTAGGTCTACATGAAGCTAAATGGTTAGAAGCATACTCTAATGCTAAGAAAAGATTTGGTGAAGGTAGAGAAGTAGACGCTCAAGATCAAGCTAATAAAGTAATGCGTATGCAAGCTCGAAAGATAGTACGCGCAATGGATGACGCAACTGCTAATCAAGGTAAAGTATATTACAATAAGTATATGCACGCTAGCTCTGTGGGTCGTTACTTTGTTCGTAATACAGTGCTTAACTACCAAACAGACAAGTTAGTAAGAAATATTGTTGGCAGTGCTAAAAAAGTTTTAGTTAATATAAAGTCCGGTGATAAAACTACTAAACAGATTATGGAAAATTGGACTTATATAATCGGTAAAAACTTATTAGACCCAGATTTAGATAATAACTACAACCCAACTAACGGTTTGCGTACAGAAGACATGGGTTGGAATAATATAATTGATATTACTAAATCAATTATGTCGAATCCAAATGATCCGGTATACCAAACATGGTTACGTCAAGGCCAAGCATTGCGAGCTGCGGTTAAATCTGGAGATATGAATACATTTAATCAGGCTACAGATGCAGGTAGACTACATCAATCCTCCCTTAAGAAGAATGATGATTGGGGTTATAAACTACAAGCGTTTATTGACTTCGCTAATTGGCATGATGCAAAGACTAAAGGATTAAACTCATTAGAGCTTAAAGCACAAGTTCAGCATGATGGAAAGCAAAACGGTATTGCAATTCAAGCGTTGCAAAACGGTGATACTGATGACATGAAAAGAGTTGGTGTTATTTTTGGTGATGAGGGAAATGTGTTATCACAAGGTGATATTCGAGATAAATTCTTAGATACCGCTATGAAACAAATAGGTGTTCCTTTTGCACATAACCCTGAGAAGCAAGACTTCTGGTCGGAAGTATTAACTGAGATCTATGAGTTACCAGCAGACCAACGTAGCGATATGGTTAAAGCATTATCTAAGGTTCCATTGATGGAAACATCATACGGTATGCCAGCTAGATTTCATATGGAAACTGCACAAGAATTTATTGATGATGCAGGTAAAGATATTATTGCTAAAGTAATTGCACGACATGAGAACCTTTCCGATTATACTAGGATGGATCGTATTAACGATCTCAATAACGTAATCGGGCAAGGTCTTACTATTCTTAATCTACAACAACAGCAATTATATAAGAACGCAGGTAAGCTATGGGCAATGCTAGGTGTAGTTCCTGAATTAGTGGGTCCACTAGGGACAACCATTTATATGGGAACTAATGAACACTTTAGAACAGGAAGAACTATTCCTATTCAAACAGAAGAAGGCATTATTAATCTAGAGATGACAGAATCTAGAGCTACTGGTAGCGCAGGTAAACGTACTAGGATGCGGGTGTTTGATCCTGAAACGGGTAAGTATCGCTTAGCCGATAGATCTAAATTCGGACAACTTGTTGCTAATCAATTACCTGTCCTTACAGTCCAACAAATAGATGCTGCAGTAATGGCTAACACTATTATGAAAGTAAATGACATGGCAAGAGTACGTAAGGAAGGAGCAGCATTTGTTATGCCAGTACATGATGCGATTATTACCGATGCAACTAGTGTTAAAGCTTACCATCGAGAAATAAATAATCAATTCAAACAAGTAAATATGAATTACTCTATTTCTAAATCAATAACAGATGGACTTAAAGCGGCAATGGCAAGTATGCGAGCTAAGGCTTCGCGTAATCCTGGGATGAAGATTACGGTAGATTATGAGAGTGAATATCGAGCATTACACGATCATTTAGTAATGCTAAGCCAAGGGTTAGACCAGCTTACAGCTGAGTTTGAAACAACAGAAGGGCGTAAAGCTGTACCTAAAGTAAACTTAAGAGGTCCAGCACAAAAGCTACTAGATAGAGCTATTAAAGCTGGATGGCGTCCTGAAGGTGGTGAGATCTCTATGCAAGCTTACGAAGGTCTTATTAGCGATATTGCAGCTCAGAAGCTAATTATCTCAGACTTAGAACAACGGCATAAAGCGAATGAGTCTTTAAAAAGCAAAATCTGGAAGCTCATTTCAAAAGCAATTTACCAATATAACTAAGAGGACAGTTAAATGAAAGTAAATACTAAAAAGAACTATAATAAACTAGCACTACAAGGATTAGACTTTGATGACATGGAGTTTGTTAAGCAATACAATCTTGATCCATCATTAGCTTACACACCTAAGCTTAACTTTGCAGTACTAGAAGTAGTATATAATAAAAACGTTGATAACTTTATTAACGAAGGGATGGATCGTAAACAAGCTCAAGTTGAAGCGGGTCGCCTCCGTAAACAAGCTAAAGACGGAATTAAAAAACTACTAGCATAAAATAAAAATACCCCACAGGGAATCCGTAATGGAAACCTTGTGGGGTTTTTTTATTTAACAAAAGAAGTAAGTAGAATCAGCAACATCTTTAATAGATAGCTTGCCGATAGTAGGTACTACTCCTTCGAAGCCCTTACCAAAGGGTATTGTATCATAGAAGTTTTCTTTGTCGTAGATACTAACAAACTTTTGTCTTGTCTTGACCATAAGATCTTCTACGTTACTAGCATGAGAGCTATACGAGTCATGCACAGCAGCGAAGTCACCTTCCCAGTCTGCTATAACAAGAGCCATATGACTAGCATCCATGCTATGCACAAAGTTAGGGCTGATGCCGCACATAAAGCCTCTACGATCAGGGATATCTGTATGCTCCCTAATAACGTGCTTGAAGCGGATCTCTCCGTCAGGCGTATTGAAGCCATAGCAGTCTACCTTAACAGGTCTAGTGCGATAACATTCGTATATCACAGGAAAGCCTGAAGGTGTAGTCCACTCGATACCTTTACCTCTATCAGTACCATACTGCTTATACCAGTTAGTAATCTCTTGATCAGCTAACCGCTGCAGATACTTCATAGTATCTAAAGGACCGGGGCAAACTTCTTGGATAGCCCTAATAACCTGGCTACTTAGTTCATCGCAATCCCAGGTGGAAATGTTGTAGTCATTAGTAAAGCCATATTGATAGCAATCGCTATACATAGACTCAGACATTTTCTTTTGACCACAACTATAAGCACGAGTCATGGCTGCACGTTTAGCAATGCCCTTACGGATATGCTTCATTGGAATCTGTCTTTCTTCAAACCATTCAGGCATCCTGTCACATAGCCTCTTAGCTATCTGTACATAGAAGTCGTTCTGGATTTCGGTAGGAACAAGTCCAACAAGCCTACCTGTTAGCGCATCCTTAGACATAGCACCTAGGTGTTGCCAGCCGTTATTAGCACCGTCTATGGGGATTGGAAGTCGAGTATAGTAGTCCCCATCCGTAGTGCTGTAGCGGTACCACTCGATGCAACAGGCTAAGAAAGAGATAGCCTTCTCGGCCTCTTCTGCGATCATTCGCATTTCACCCATCTCAACAATGACATCAATATTCTCTTGAGTCCACTGAGCGCGGTCTTCTAGAGTCATTTTATCTACTGAGATAGTGTCTAAGTTTTCTTCTTCGAGTACAGAACGGTAATCGCTTGTAGTCCACTCAGGGATCTCGCCAATACTATACGACTGGTTAAAGCAACAAGCAGTGTGAACGGCTAACCAGAAGCTAGCAGACTCATCAAAGCGTTTACCTTCGTCAAATAGTAATTGACCTCTTGCAATGTCAGCACCTTGGAAGTTAAAGAAGGGTTCGCTATAATATAGCCGACCACGGTAATCTGCATCAATATAAAAGCTAAATGACTCACCTAGCCACTTGTCTGCTATTGCCATTACCTCTTTAATCTCTCGATTTTTAGAGGCTTGACGTTGATACAACTTAGCGTTTTCTTCTTTATCTTCACCATCAAATGTTTCGTTCTTAATAAACATAAACATATTTTCTTTAATGGCTTGGTTAACTTCTGCATTGACACGATACCTAGTTGATTGTAGGCTATCGATTGCCTTTACAAAAGGTGCGTTAATATATTTCATAAACAAGTGTTCTTTAGATTTATCCCAAGTCTTAATCACTGCCCTACCGTTGTCTTGAAATAATTTAGTGATAGGCGGGATTGGATCTGCACTCATACAAGTAGTTTTGCCAGCTACAACTTCCATTTCACCCCACTTCTCAGTGGCATGGATTGTAACTGGCTTACGGCTCTTCATGTGTCCTACCGATATAGTAAGATAGCCACACATAACAAAGCCTTCAATGATAAGATCACCAACACGAACATGGTCTCGAAAGTTAACGTTGTTACTGTCCCAGCCCTCAACAATATACTTGCCGATAGCCATTGAAGCTTGCGTAATAGGGGTTTCACCCTCTACTTTGCTGCGCTTAAAACAACGCTGAATGAACTTACGTCCGTAGATAATCATATCTTCGATTAGGAAGTCGAGCATATCAACACCATCAGTGTCGATCATACGCATAAGTTGTAAGCTGCGTCTAGGCTTAACACCTATGTTATCGCTGCGGATTCTCTCTAGTAGATAGTTCCGTATATCTTCCATCGTCCTCTTTCTTCCATACATCTAAGCCCCAAGTTGGAGCGGGTGGATTGTAAAGTACTTGTTGTGAGCAAGTAATAGGGTCATAGTTAGGCTTTAGTGCAATCAATAAAGTGTATTTATCTTTAGGAAACATTTCCTCTACTTGACTGCGATCTTCAGGATTACATTTAACCCAAGCAATGTAATCAGGCATATTCTCTATTCTTTGGTAATGGATTTGCATACTCTTAGCATACCTTTCTCATTAAGAATTTTAAATCCTTCTAGATCTTTCTCATACGCTTTCTCAACGACAACTTCGCTGATACCAGACTGGAGGATAAGCTTAGTACACTCGATACAAGGTGAGAGCGTAGTGTACAGTGTGGAACCCAATCCAGAACCGCTAGTACGAGCGAGCTTACAGATTGCGTTAGCTTCAGCATGAATAACAGTAGATAGAGTGATACCCGTTTCAGGGTGTTTACAGTTGTTGTCAAAGCCGCTTGGAGTACCGTTCCAGCCCATTGAGATAATGTTGCCATCTTTAACGATGACTGCGCCAACTTGTGTATCGCTGTCATAAGACATTTCAGCAACTCGTTTAGCGATGTCCATATAGAGTGTATCATATCGTTCTTCCTTGGTTGTCATGGTAATAAAACCTTTGTTGTTATCGACCTTGTCCTCGATACTTTTTACGTCCTGCATATTTCTTTCCTGTGAAAGTTCTTTGTTTGCGTGGTTTAAGAAGGAAGTAATCCTTACTATTATCTGCTTTCTTCGCCATAGTCCTCATCCTCTACTCTAAAGGTTATGAAGTTGTTATCATAGTGCCAGTCAATAGGCTCAATGTTCCTTGACCTAAGATTATTTAATAGCTTAATAATCTCTAGGCTAGGGGATATACTCTTGTTCCGTATAAAGTTTATTGATCTCATTTGATAATGTCTCTATTTTATTTGCCCTCATGAGAGCTTGACTACGAAACTTATTCCGCTCCATAGTCAACTCTTCAATGATTTGTTTTGCATGAGCAAGTTCTTGTTGAAGTAATCCTATTTGGTGGTATAAAGCAGTCTCGCTCATGGTAGCACCTCAAAGTCAATGTTTTTGTTATTATACTCTAACCGCGTAGTCTCATGGTTGTATTTAACCGAACCCGCTGGTCCTGTCTTACCAGAAAAGCGGCTCTTGAGTACGATGAACTCAATAGTATTTCTAACTTCTTCATTTTCATTAGCCATATCTCTAGAGAACCCGATAATATCGAAAGAGATTTGCTTGATGGATCCAGAACCTTTGATATCATCCATGCTAGGTAACTTACCTTGCTCGAATGTGGCACCGCCTCCCTGTACTTTCCGTAGATGAGATATAACTCCAAGCCAGATGTCATGCTTCTTAGTAATCTTAAGTAGGTCTGACATAACCTTGTCGATAGCCTCATTACCAGAGTAACCTTCTGCACCCTCTGATACTGCAATCGTAATATGATCAAGAATAAGATACTTACAACCCATAAGAGCCATATACTCAATCTTATCAATGAGTGACTCATCACCAACAGAGCCTTGGTGATCAAGCAATACAAGCCGTTCACTACCAAACACCTCCTTTGATGCTGCTTCTTGTACTTCTAAAGGTACATCGAACTCTTGCAGATTTTGTTTAAGTTTCATCTGAATAAACTTTTCTGCGGTATCGCCAATACTCTCTTCAAGAGAGATCATAC